TCTCCTTATACCGGAGCAGAAGGAGAAATATACATCGGTATCGCTATCGGTTACAGTAAGTACCCAGCATATCCACCTTCGGCAGCTGGCGTAGAGGTAACGGTCATGGTCCAGGGTTACACCGTTATTCACGGTATCGCAAAAGCCGCCATAGCTACTACTGGCTATGTTCAGACAGACGGTACACTGGATGACAGTGGTACATATCCTAACTACAGTCCGTCGGCTTCGAATGCCGAGACTCCTTTCCTGGCCATCAACACGGCAGAGGAGGGCGAACTGGTACGAATCCTTGCAAAATAACAAAAAAACATTTATAACATGGCAGAAAAAACTTTCACTCGGGACCAGTACTTAAAGGAGCTTCCCGAAATCGTAAAGAACATGGACGGCTTCCGACAGGGAAGCAACAAGAGTCTCCCGGTAGACATTCATCTGGGTGATATGCTCCAGGAGAAATACGGCATTACCCAGGAGGATTACTTCAAAGCCGTCGGGTTCAATCCCAAAGTCGACACGATGGAGAATATATACTCCATGCCGAATCCCGAACTCCGCTGGCTAGTTCCGGAGATTGTCCGTGAGGCAATCTATCTGGGTATGCGTGAAGCACCGTTCTATCCCAATATCATCGCATCCGACCAGCCTATCAACGGGCTGACCGCAATCATGCCGCTCGTCAACATGTCCGACGCTAACCCTGCACGGGTGAACGAGGCCGAGACCATTCCTCTTGGTACCGTATCCTTCGGCCAGAAGTCGGTCAACCTCTTCAAAATCGGCAAGGGTTTCAAGGTTACCGACGAGGTACGAAGCTACGTATCGATGGACGTAATGGCAATCTTCCTTCGTGACTTCGGCGTTCAGCTGGGTTATGCAATGGATGCTCTGGCCATGGATGTCCTCGTAAAGGGCAACAAGCTGGACGGTTCTGAATCGGCTCCGGTTATCGGCGTAGGCGACACTTCAAAGGGAATCCAGTATCGTGACCTCCTCCGGGTATGGATTCGAGCATCACGCCTCGGTCGTCAGTTCCGTACCATCATCGGTGGTGAAGAGCAGGCACTCGACCTTCTCGACCTCCCCGAGTTCAAACTGCGTTCGTCGGGTACTACAGATGCCCGTCTGAACCTGAAGACTCCGGTTCCCAACTCGGCAGACTTCTACATCCATGGTGGTACTCCGGCAGACGAGGTAATGCTCGTAGACCCGGCAGCAGCCATGATAAAGCTGACTGCAAAACAGCTGATGCTGGAGTCGGAACGTATCGTTTCGAATCAGACCGAGGCTATCTATGCTTCGCTGACGACGGGCTTCTCGAAGATGTACCAGGATGCTTCCATCCTCATCGATGCGACGGAGGATTTCGCTACCAACGGATTCCCCGACTACATGGACGTCGACAAGTACCTGACCGGTATCATCGAGTAACACCCAACAACTCAAACCTGGGGGCGGCTTAATACCGCCCCCTTAACTAATTTAACTATGGCAAGTAAACGATATGTAAAACTGAGTCCTAAGGTAAGTATCTTCTATGACCAGGCCTCAAAGATTAAGGTTCTCCGCAAAGATGTTGTGGAATTAACCGACAAGCAGTTTAATCTGCGGGTTATCAAAGCAGCCTTGGCAAACGGATATCTCATCGAGGCCAAGGCCGAGGAATTCAAGGCACCTAGCTCGAAAGAAAGCTCACCTGCTCCAAAGAAAGAGGTTGACCTGGAAGCAGTTCGGAAGAAGTTCGATGAACTCGTGGAAGCTGAGGAAGCTCCTGAGAAAATCAAAGAACAGTTCAACACCGAGGAGTTGAAGGCTTTGGCTATCTCCTTGGAGATTGAGCCGGAGGAAGGTGATACCAAGCTTGACTTGGTAAATGCTATCCTCGATGAGCTGAAGGACGAAGACGACGAGTAAACTATGAAAGAGGTAGATTTTTTATCTACCGTAGTTGGACTCAATGCAAGGTTTAGGGGATTCGCTGATGAACTACCCCACGACTTTACAGTAACATGGGTATTTGGTGATGGGAAGACAGAATCACACGTCGGTGTGGTAACTGCTTCCCATGTTTATGAGGCTTCTGGTGACTATGTGGTCAAGATGACCATAACTAACAATGTCGGAGGAGTTGCATTATCCAAGACTCAGGTTATCGGGGTTAGTGAAGAGGTAAATACCCAGTTGCCTGGCAGTATCTACGAGTTGATAGACACTTATATACCCGAGGATATCTTTGGTAAACTTACGCTTAAAGAGAAGCAACAGTTTATCGAGAAATGGCAGCTGTATATTCAGCCGCTAGTAAATCATGAGATACCCATAGAGGAATTTAATAATGAGTTGTATTATGAAGCTCTAGAAAACCAGCTAATTATGGAATTGGCAG